CTTCATTCCTATAGTAAAATCTGATGATAAAGAGATTTTTCCTGATGACAACTGTAAATTATCTGAATTAGTTGCTGTAAATCTAAGTCTTCCTGTTGCTGCATTATAAGAAGGTTGTTCTGTTCCATCAGCTTGAACCATATCATAGCTATTAGAAGAAGAATCTGCCCATTGCGACACATTTCCTAATACAGTAGTTACTCCTGTTTTATTTTTATACCAAGCCTCTAAGCTAGATTCATCATCAGGATTCCAATCCCCTAGAGTCTTAATATTATTCAAGCTTAAACCTAATTTAAGTGCTAACATATTCTATGTAGTTACTCCTTCGTGATAACCTATTCCAATTCCACTCGTAAGTGTTATTGCCGTCACATTCATAAAAAGGGTAGTTCCCGCAGGAAGTGTCGTTTGTAGTGCTGTTTCTCCTGTTGCATCTGCTGCTGCTATTGAAGCTACTACGCTTTCAACAGGAAAGTAAACACAATACCAATCTTTACTTGTTTGTGCTGCTGTTGTGAATACTTCGGTGCTACCGTTTTTACCTAATTGCTCTGTTAAGAGTTGTTGTACGTTTTCTATTGCCATTTTTTATTTATTTATTGTCCGTAATATATATAATTTGTTCCTGAAGGTTCAGGATGTTGTGTGTATTGTACTTGTTCTGTTCCATCTTTTTCTGCTACATACATTTTTCCTTTTGTTACTAATCCTTGCACAACTCCTTTTTCAGGATCAGCAGGAAGTAATACATCTGTTTCTGTTGCAGGAGCTTTTCCACTAACAACCGCAACTGTTCCCTCCCAACTCACTTCATACGCTTCATATTTCCAATATCCCGCAGGTAAGAATTTTATTTGCCCTGCATACATATCAGGATTTGCATTATAAGTAAAAGTAAAATAAGTATATCTAGAATAGATGGTTTCAGTTGCACCATAAGCATAAACAATCGACTTATCCATATCATTAGTGAATTTTAGCAGATGTCTTATATTAGCTGTTCCTACTGAAGTATCTATACGATTATCTTCAGTTTGTAGATAAGCCTTCATATTACTTTGCGTTGTAGCTTGTATCATACTATATAATAGAAAAAGTAAGTATTTATTGTACTAAAAAGAAAAAGAGTGGTAAAAACCACTCTCTTTCGGAAATATATAAAAACTACTGATAAGATTAAGAAGTTGTTATTGATACATTTGTAAATGCTGCGTTGTCAAATGGATTTGTTGTGTAATCTGCTACCATTGGGAATGGATCTGCCTCCATGCCGTCAAACGTCAGATTATAACCGTTTCTATCGCCCCAGGCAGCGCCCGTAGTGATAGTACCTGCATTCATTTCCATTCCATTAACAACACCCATTCCGATAATAATATCGTGTCCGTTTGCTAATTGTTGGTTAAGTTGACAGAAAACAACTGTTTTAGTTGCGCCTAAGAGCTTAATTTCTGCCTGATCTTCTTTTGAAAGTCTGTTAAAGATAACTTCTACTGTTGGCGTGTAATAGATTGTGCCGTTCTCACGACTACCCACTACTGTGTCAAGAGCTGAAGCAACACCCATAGGTAAAGCATACCGATAAAGCCCTGTTCCTGCCCCCATTTCAATATCTGTTATTTCTCCAGAAGTAACTGCAATACCCGTTCCATCAATTGGAGCTGTAAATTGGTCATAAACTCCGAAATAAATATACTTAATTCCTCCCGAAATTCTATTACAGTCGACGCCCCTACCTTTTGTCAAATTTGTACATGCCATGTCTGTTTATTTTTTAAGGGTTAAAGAAGCGAGAGCCGAAACCCTCGCGTCTATTAATTAAGTTTATTAGTCTTGATGAACAATATCAGCTCCAACTCCTAACTGAACTCCACCTGCATATCTTGCCACAACTCTTACGTTGTCACTTCCGTCAAGTAAACTCATGTCCATTAATTGGATTCTAGTAGCATCTGAAAGTAGGTCAGTTCCGTAGAATAAGTTAGACTTTTCTGCTGCTACTAACTGATTGTCTGGCATACCTGGACAAACTGCTATTTTATATCCTTCGAATACAGGCTCATAATCTCCATTCATATTATAAGCATTAACATATCCTAAAGTAGATACTGCTGAAATATAGAATGCATAAGTTTTAGGATTCATATAAATATGTAAGTCCTCTTTTCTTAATACAGGAGATATATTAGCTGCCATATCAGCAGTTAAAGTTTGTAAGTTTGCTATAATGTTAGCTGCTGTATAAGCACCTGAAGCTGCAGAAGCAACTACAGTACCATCAACTGCAAACATTCCTGTTGCTGCTGTTAAGAATCCTTCAAATTCTCCATTGTTAGCTGCTGCTCCACTCCATACAGAGTTTTCAGTAGCTTGTGCTATAATTTCTCCCATATAAGAGATAACATAGTCTTCAAAAGAAACAGGAGGCATTGCACCTGCACCTGCTCTCATTTCTAGGGCTTCCCAAGATGTAAGTAAAGTTTTCTTGCAAAGATCTAGGTTTATTTGTAGGTTCTTTGGTGTCAATACTTTCTCAGTTAAAGCCAAAGTTCCGTGGTCAGTAAAGTCACACGTAGCGTCTCTTACTACTGTCGTTCCCGCCATACGTTGGATGTTACTTTTATACTTAACGTTTTCCATAATTGTTAAGTATTCTAATGATTTCGCTTCTTTTAAAGCTGCCGAAATATAAAATCCTGCTGCCTTCCCCGCGAAATTACTCGTTACATTAAATGCCATAATTTTTTGTTTTTTAAGTTAATTTATTTGTTTAAGTTGTATAAAAATCTTTCTTGCTTAGATAACCTTTTGTAATCTCTTGTAGATAATACAGGTTTGTCTGAGCTAAATTTGTTTGTATTTATTGGAGCTTCAGCAGGACTTTCTGCTAATTCCGTTTTTAATTTTTCGTTTTCAGCTTTTAAAGCTTCAATATCTTCTGCTGAAAATTCTACTACTTCTTTTGTAGTTATTGTTTTAGGATTTGTAGATGGTTCAACTGTTTCTTCTGTCATTTCTTCAACATCATCATCTCCTCCTTCTTTTTCTCTTTTAAGATCAGCTACTGCATCCTCTAAGTTCTGGATTCTTTTCTCCATTCCTGCCCAATCATCAACATCAGCTTCTTTACCATCATCTACTGCTAAGTCTTCTGCTACTTCTTCTGACAATTCTTCTTCGTCAGCAGTATCAGCTTCTTCAGTTTCTGATTCTATAACTTCTCCAACAACACCTTCTTCTTCAACTCTAAAAGATACACCTGTATCAGTTTTATAAGTGCCGATGGGAAGTAATACGGTCGTACCATCTTCCAAAAGTACCGATACATCAACGCCTGCTTCTAATTCTTCTGCAGTAGAAACGAAAATAGTACCACCATCTTCTGATTTAGACTGCCATCCTAATTTGATTTCTTCGTCTTTATTAAGACCAAGAGCTACTAATATTTTTTCTTTAATGTCCATAGTTTCTTTTTTAATTAAATAGATTTATTTTGATTTTGTTTGATTTTCGTTTATTATCTGATTAAGAGCCTCTAGTATCTCTTGATCTGTAGGTTCTCTTTCTGACATATTTTCCATACGGTCAGTAAAATACCCTTCAATAGATAAGCCTTTTAATTCGCCATCTTTAACTTTTTTCCAAAGTTCATCATTTGTTATTTTCATTTTAACAAACCACGTGCCATTAGGAAGGTCAAAGCCATAAAGTTTAGACTTATCCATATCCCCTTCTTTAATCCACGATTCAACTGTTAGAACTCCTGAAACTCTGTCTTGATGCTCATACGTTGCTTTATGATGGTTATTATGCTTTAGATAGAGTTCACTAGCTTTTCTAACGGTGTCCGTACTGAAGTATACATAATACTCAGAGTCTGTCTGAGGGTCGTATCGGAATATCTGTTTATTAGGTATTAAAGCAGGAGAAACTAACATACGCTTTTCTTCATCTACTTTAGCAAAAGTTAAATTGTTTTTCTCTTTTCCAAAATACACAAAGTCCTGCTCTATGGCAGGTGCTGATACTAGACTAATAGCATCAATCGCTAACTCTTCCGAGTCATTAGCAATTACCAATTCTTTGATTTTGGTTATTTTATTTTCGTAGTAATCTTTGTTGGCTTCTTCACAGTCTACTCGTGTTTCATATTCACAAGCTCCTGTTTTCCCCCATTTCCAATTACCGTCTTCACATTTTTCACAAGGCATATTATATAATAGATTTAGTTAATATTTATTTGATTTTTAAATTGTAGCTCTACGTCTTATGTTAGCTAATTGGTTTTGACTATCAGTCATTTCATCTGTAACTACGTAAGCTCTCATAGGTTCTGGTGCCATACCTCCTCCTAACTCAAAGGCACCTGACATCATTTGTGGTGCTGGTGTTGCTGCATCTGCACTAGCTCCTGTGCTAGAAGACGGTTTTCCACCACTTGCAATCTTAGCAATATTCATAGCTGCAAACCCTCCTGCTAGAGCCGCCATAGTTACAGGATAAGCACCAAAAGAACCTGCTGTTGCTCCAATGTTAGCATTTGCAGCAGTAAAGGCATTTTGAACACCCTGAACACCTGAGATAGTAGCCTGTGCTATTGCTGCTGCTTTAGCTAATGCAGTACCTTCTCCTGCTGCTTCTCCTATTAATTGTGTCGCTTGCATAGCCATATCTCCCTGCACTTTTACTTTTGCTTTTTCTATATCTTTTTCTTCTTTTGCATATTTCTTTTTTATTGCTGTTTGTTGTTTACCATACAATTCAGTAAGTGCAGTTGTATCTTCTCCTGCTTTACGTGCCATCTCTAATTTTTGCTCATAGCTGATTTTTAATTCTTCTAGTTCTAAATCTATACCCTCCATTGTAGCAAGACGTAATTCATTTTGAACTTCTAAAAGCTCTTTATCTAAAGCTACTGCATTCGTTTTTTGTTCTGACAGTTGACCTGTTATAGTTTCTTCTAGCTCTAACATAGCGTTTTGAGCTTCTCCTAAAGCTACTCTATTTGCTACACTATTATTCATATTGACTTGTGCCTGTGCAGCATTTATTTGTGTTTGCACTTGCTCTCTTTGAAGGTCTTGTTGTTCTCCTAGTATATCATTTAATTTATTATTAGCTTCTATTCTTTCTTCAAAAGTCTTAGTTTCATCATCTCTTATCTGTCTTTGAACTTCTGCATCTTTTAAATACTGAGCGTTTAATCTTGCAAATTCAACAGCAGCTAATTCAGCCGCTTTATTTGTCTTTGTAATTGCTGTTGCTTGATCTACTACTGATTTTGTATAATTTGTAACTACTTCAGTTGCTCTATCGAAAGTGCCATCAACACCTGTCCAAACATCAACCATCTCTTTACCTGCATCTACTACTGAACCTCTAGCTTCTGCAAATTCGCCTTTGAATAAGTGACCTATTGCTGTTCCTAAATGTCCTACCACATCTAACATAGACATAAGACGTTCTACTAGGTTATCTTTAATTGCAATTCCAAAATCTTTTATGCTTTGTTGTGGGTTTTCAAATATATTTTTGAAATATTCTGTTATAGGACCTACATTATTGTCAATAAACTTAAATAAATCGTTAAATGCAATGCTTAAAGCGGTCATTGAAGTATCAAACGCATCAAGCACTTTTTGATTCTTACTGAAAACTTCCATTAGCTTGGCTAATACAGCAACAAAAATAGCGACTCCTGCTGCTTTAATAGCTTTTCCTACTAAATTAAAAGCGTTCCCTATCCCTATAATTTCCTTCTCAGCGTGTGCGCTTTCCTTTTTTAATTCACCTACCTCTTTAGTGACTTCGCCAACATTTGATTCTATTTTTGCTTTTATTATTTCTGTTGCCATAATTTCTTAACTTAAAGTTACTCCTGTTTTAATTTGTGTTATTCTTATTGTTGATGCCCATTCTATTGTCATATTAGTTGCCCCTTTTACTGTTTGTCTAAAATTAGTTCCTGATACTGCATTGATAGGACTCCAACCAGACGTTGTTCCTGAGTCCGCAGGAGATGTCCTAGACCTATCTATACTAAGCGTTCCTGCTGCATTTTTAACTACTCCACGCTCTACCCAAGACTTATAATCTCCTACTGCTCCTGATCCACTAGACCCCGCTACTCTAACTGCTAATGTTTCAGACTGAAAATAAATAACAGTATTTGTTGGAACTGTAAAGTATTTCCCTGATGTATTATTTAGATAAGCATCTACTGTTGAATTATTTGTTGTTTGCCACCCATACATTAGTGTTATATATTGTCTTTCTCCTAAATTATCAGTTGGTGTCCATACTCCTGTTGGTGCTTCTGTCAATGTAGCATTATTACCGCCTAATACAATAGAGTTTGTTGCCGTTGCTTCTCCTAAAGTACCGTGAACATTCACATTGTTTATACCTAAATTTATTTGGTTAAACATACCGCTTATCATATTATTACGACTTATTCCTTTAACCGTATTATCTTCTCCTATTATATGCGTATTTTCCGTACCTCTTTCGACTGAATTATTTTCTCCCGCAACCACATTACTAATTAGACTTGTATTTTCCCCTAAACTTGGATTGTAAGTATAAGCAGAGCAAGTTCCTGTTACAGGATCGTAAAAATACCCATACGCTTCACATTGCTTCTGATTTGCTTTTATAGCGTTATTAGTTCCATCAGTAAACAGCATTTCCCCTGAGCTTGTTGCTCGATAAGGTTTTATCCTGTATCCTATTAGGTATGGTGTTGATCCTCTATATGTAGACATTATGGTATTAGTATTAATTCAACTGTTGATAAATCGTGTGGCTTATAGTCTATCTTATTCACTCTAAATTCTCTATTCTTAAGCATTACTGTATCAAAGAATTCAAATTCAGAAATATCTCCTGCTGTGAGATTAACTTTAATTGATAATATTCGTGTGTCAGGATTGTATAACTCATTATAATAAGGCAACCAAAAAAGATTAAACAAATTACTTGCTGTTGGAGAATAACCAGGTGGAACTAATTGACATACTCCAAAATGAAAATCTAAGGTTCCTGTTGTTGGAGGTTGTGATGATAAATGACTAAATTGTAAAAATTCATCTTCTGTTGCATCTCCTGACACTCCATTTTGTGCAAATACGTTATACGTACAAGTCCCTAAAGTTTTAACTCCATTATCATACATTATTCTTGGAGAATTATCAAAAGCAGAAGATTCTCTACTTGAAGAATCGTAATTATAAACAACAGGAACTATAAAGTCAGCGAATTGCTCCATTAATGGTTTTATAACTGTAGCTCCAAATGGCTCTGCTACTATTTCTTCTGTTCCATCTAATACATTAAATCCTGAACCTGCATCAAACACTTTACTGCCGTATAAATGACCCTGTACAGATTCTTTGTAAAATCGGAATGCATAATCATCATCGTCTTCAACAAATTTAAAAATTGTTTTTTTATTTAAATCTGTCAATGGTTGGAGCTTTATCTCTGATATATCTACTTTAGTTGTCCAATCAAATTGTTTAGAATCACTATTATTTAAGAACATATCTGCATAAGGTTCTATAAGCAAATTATTAGGATTAGATTTATCAGGAACAGTTATTAAATTGAACATTGTCATTATCCCTTTCAAAAAATCCCATTGACCTAACTCCCCTCTTAATGTTTGTAACATTTGACCATCTGTCGTATTAGCAGCAGAAGTTGTTACTGTTAAAACAGCATTAGGACAACCCCAACTTTCATTGTGATCTATTTCACAGTTATCATCAGCTCCATCATTTTTAAGTCTAAAATAAAGTTTTTC